GTCTTTCGTTGCTTTATACGACACAACTGAATTAACTAATTTGAAGATCACACGACCTTCATAACGTAATACCTTAGCTAAGGTTAGTGGGGACTCTTGAGTCGGGTCGGGAGTTCCCACACTTATACACATCCCGACATTAAAGGAACTCGACATGGATTTAATGGATCTAAAACCTACAAGTAACACTGTAGAAGTAACACTAAAACACCCTAACACTGGTGTTGTACTTAAGAACGAAGATAAGACAGATATGACTATTGTTGTATATGCTACTCACTCTAAAGAGTACAAAGAGTTAATGCACGAACAAACAAACAAACGTCTTAAGGACATGCAGTCTAATAAGAATACAAACTTAACTGCTCAAGAGATGGAGAAGGCTACACTTGATATGTTATCTAAGATAACTTTTGAGTGGAATATAACTTACAACAAAGAGCAACCTAAGTTGTCTATTGGTAAGGCTAAAGATCTTTACGACGAAGTATTTTGGATTAAGGATCAGATTGAGGAGGCACTTGCAGACTCTCTGGATTTTACGAAAGCCTAACTCATCAGTTATGCGAATGGGCTGAACATCATTTTAAGCTCAATCGTCCTGATAAGGATGGCACTACAGAACGAGAACATTTAGAACAAGTAGAAAGGCAGATTGGACTAAGACCTGAAGCACTGGAACCCCCGACACACTTTCCATCGCTACTGTCTCATGTCTGGTCTGCCTTTGTTGCATTAAGCAATAGTAGATCTATGGGATTCTCTGGACCTAACCCGATAACTTATATTGAAATTAAAGCATGGAAGGAACTGACTGATACACATATTTCTTCTAGGGATATAGAAACAATAAAACGTGTTGATACAGTTTATATGGGGACAGTGAATGGATGACATAGGGGCAATACAGTTAGCAGTTAAGGTAGACTATACACAGCTTACAGGGCTAATTAAGACTACTGACCAAACTAAGAGAGCTGTGAGTTTACTAGCTAAAGATTTTGCTAGGACTGGTGACAAAAGCCAATACATGAGTTCTATAAACAAGATTGTAATGGCTCAAAACAACTTATCTAACACTTCTAAGATGAGCCAATCTGCTATAATGAAGTTAGGGTCAAAGGTACAACAAGAGACTAAGTACACAGATGCTTTAACTGCCGCCACAACAAGATTAACTGTTGCACAAATGAATTCAAACAAAGTTTTAGGTAACACTAGAAACAAAATGAATGGCAACAACATGGCTATTCAACAGCTTGGTTATCAGTTTGGTGACTTCGCAGTTCAGGTTCAAGGTGGCACAAGTGCTTTTGTTGCATTTAGTCAACAGGGTTCTCAGTTAGCAGGTATACTACCTATGATTGCTGGTCCTCTTGGCTTGAGTATGGGAGCCGCTGTAGGTCTGTCAGCCGCGCTTGGTATCCTTATACCTATTGTTTCTGCCGCAGGTAGAATGTTTATGGAAATGAACACCTCAGCTAAAGAAGCCGCTAATAAAATAAAGAACTTTGAAGAAAATCTAAAGTCAGCTAAAGCAGAGACTCTTGATATGGTAGAGGCTTTAAGGCTTCTTAAAAGCGGTTTTGAGACTGAAGCTGAACTTGCTCTTAGTGATAATATAATTAAAGCTCAGGGCCATTTAAAGGCAATGTTAGTTGCTCAAAAAAATGTTAATAACGCTCAGTACGAATCAGACGCGAACAGACAGGTCGCTTTGGATACTGCTAGAAAAAGTGTAGATCAAGCACGAGAGAAGTTAAAGTTAGCCAGAGAAGATTTTAATCTACATAAAAAAGCATCTGCCTCATTAGAGAAAGAAAAAGATAAACAAAAACGTAATGAATCTATAGTTAATCAGCTTGTAGTGGCTAGGAGAATAATTCTAGAACAAGAACAAAAAGCTATAAAAGATAAAGCTGAAGCAGAAAAAAATCTTAACTTAAGTATAGTACAAAATAGAATTGATGGTGTAAATGCCTACTATGCTCATGAAGAAAAAATGGCTAGAGAGAAAGCGGCTCGTGATAAGCGGGTAGCGGAAATACAGGAAAAAGAGAGAAAAAGATTAGTCGAATTAGGTGTAAAAGCTAGTGGAACTCAGGGTCGTGGAGGAGCTATTTCTCCTAGCAAAACAGATGTAGCTCTTATGGGTATGGGTGGCGTAAAAGCTGACGTACAAGAGTTAGCAAAAGCTCAGAAGCTACTTGATAAAATAAATAAAGACTTAGATAGATCAGCTCAGATACAGTCTAAGAAAAACCAACTCTCTGAAATAGAATTAAGATATGGTAAAGAGTCAACTACTTATAAGTATACCCAGAAAGAACTTAGCGATCTAGAGTTCCAGATTTCTCAGGATATACTAAAAGAGAAGTTAACAGCTCAAGGTGTAGATCAAAATGCAATAATCCTAGCTATGGCTTTAAATGCTCAAGAACATGAGTTACTAGAGAGAAGAAAGAAACTATCTCAAATATCTTATGGTCTTATGGAAGGTAGTGATGCCGCCCAGAGATTAGGTAAGTATGGTGGAAGAGGTACTACATCTGATAGAGATCCTACTATGGGTGGAGTTTCTATATACGATGATCCTAAGAAGACACAAGAACAAGAAGATGCTGATGCTTTAGCTGAATATATAGAACAACTAAACCACGAGAAGATGGTAGAGGGAGAGCTTGTAGGACTCTTTGGTAGTGAAAGAGAGATTAAGCAAAAGCTACTAGACGTACAAAAAGAGTATGATGGTATAATAACCCCTTCTCAAGTTAAGCAAATAGAAAACACTCTTAGACTTACAGATGCTGAAACTAAGAGACATGAGGCTTTGAAGAAAGCTAAAGAAGAGCAAAAAGCTCTAGGCGACTTCATGGGGCAATCTATGGAAAAAGCTATGATGTCTATAGTAGATGGTACTGTATCAGTTAAGGATGCCTTCAAAGTCATGGTAGTTGAAATAGTTAAAGAACTATACAGAGTTCTTGTTGTTCAACGAATGATAAAAGCCGCTAAGATGGCTATGGGTATACCTTTCGCTGATGGGGGTGTAATATCTAATGGTTCTCAGGTACAAGCCTACGCTGATGGTGGTGTGGTTGGAGGCCCTACTACATTCGCTATGTCTGGTGGAAGAACTGGATTAATGGGAGAAGCTGGCCCCGAAGCTATCATGCCTCTTAAGAGAGGTTCTAATGGTAAGCTAGGTGTACAGATGGAAGGTGGAGGTAATTCAACTACTGTCGTACAGAACTTTAATATATCTTCTAATACTTCTGATGAGACTAGGGCATTAGTTGTCAACACAATTAAACAAGCTACACCTGAACTAAATAAAAGTGCTGAAGCTCACATAGTAAACAGTCGTAAACGAGGTGGCTACATGAAGGCTACGTTTGGTTAGAAAAGGAAATATTAAATGGCTATAACTTATCCATTGAGTACCCCCACAAGTATAGGTATTGAAAGTATAGAACTCAGGGCTGTTAATGCTGTAGCTACTTCTGAGTCCCCTTTCACATACAAGCAACAGATTATTTCACATGTAGGTCAAAGATGGGAAGCATCTGTAACTATACCAACAGTACGTAAAGATCTAGCCGCACCTTGGAAAGCTATGTTAACTTCTCTTAAGGGACAAACAGGTACATTCCTACTAGGAGATCCTGACTACGCTACACCGCAAGGTACAGTTAGTTCTTGTACTCTATCTGGTACTGCTGGGGTAGATGAAGCTACTGTTGTTATGAGTGGTACACTTAAGGCTGGCGACTACATACAATTAGGGAGTTCTTCAACTTCTAAGCTACATCAAGTGCTACAAGACCAAAATGGTAACGGTACAATACAAATATGGCCTTCATTAAGATCTACTTACTCTAATGCTACAGTGGTATTTAATTCACCTAAAGGGTTATTCAGGTTAGAGGAAAATATAACTTCTTGGTCAATTAATAATGCGTCTTCTTATGGGATTTCGTTTGAGGCTGTAGAGGTTATCACATAAGGAATATACAATGACTAGAGATTTAACTACTAGCACAATTAATAATATTCAACAAAATATAGTATACCCGTTCTTTGCTGTGGAGTTAAAGTTTGAGGAAGATACATTACGTATGTGGACAGGTTTAGGTACGCTGACTACTAGTGATGGGTCTGAATGGATGGGTGCAGGTAATCTTCTAGAAATATCAGCGGTAGAAGAATCATCTGAAATAGCCTCTAAAGGGGCTACTATAGTTGTAAGTGGTATGACTTCAGAAGTTGTATCTTTAGCCCTTCAGGTTCCTTATCAAGGAAGAGTGTGTAATATTTACTTTGGTACATTTGATAATGGAGATCAAACTACTGCTCTAAGTAACTTCAATGAGATATTCTCAGGTTACATGGATCAGATGAATATTTCAGAAGAGTCTGAAACTTCTTCCATAGAAATTTTAGTAGAGAACAAACTTGTAGACTTAGAGAGAGCTAGGATAGCTAGATTTACTTCTACTTACCAAAAGTCAAAATACCCTAATGATAACGGTTTAAATTTTGTAGAGGACCTACAAGATAAAGATATTAAATTTGGTAAATCTTAATTTTAACTATAGGTATTTACAGGGAGTTTTGTAGTGGGACTATTTAAAAAGTTTAAGAGAGCCGTTAGAAAGGCTTTTGTTGCGGCGGCGGTAATTACTGCGGCAGTTGTTTTGGCGGTAACATTCCCAATGACCGCTATGTTTGTTGCGGCAACTGTAGGTACTGCTTTAATAACTAGGTCATTGATGCCTAAGCCACCCCCAGTTAATAGGGGGTACACAGTAAATTCTAGAGGTTCCGCGCAAGATCATCAAATTATATATGGAGAAGTAAAAGTAGGTGGACCCATTATATATGATGAAGCTACAGGAACAGATAATAGATTTTTCCATAGGATAATAGCGGTTGCTGGACACGAAGTAAATAGCTTTGTTACAATATATGCTAATGATGAAGCCCTTACTATAGATTCTAGTGGTAATGTGACATCCCCTTCAAAGTATGTAGGTAAGATGCGTGTTATAACAAGGTCGGGTACTAGTGGTCAATTAGCTATACCAGAACTTGTTTCAGATTCTGCTCATTGGAATAACACTTGTAAGCTATCAGGTATTGCTTATATTTACTGTAAGTTTACATTTGATGCAGACGTTTACCCTAACGGTGTACCTGTTATAACTTCTCTAGTAAGAGGTAAAAAGGTATATGACCCACGTACAACTAATACTACATTTTCATCTAACCCAGCTTTGTGTCTCAGAGATTACCTGAAGAGTAGCTACGGATTATCTGAAGATGACGCTAAGATAGATGATGCTGGGTTTATAGTTGCCGCTAATGTATGTGACCAAACTGTAAACAATATCTCTGGAGCATCACCAGCTACGAGTACTCGGTATACTTGTAATGGTGCTTTTACTACAGCTTCTACACCATACGACTTACTGTCAGATATAGTAGGTTCAATGGGAGGTAAGTTGTGGTATGGACAAGGTAAGTGGAGAGTTAAACCTGCTTACTGGACAGCCCCAGTTATGTCCTTAACAGAAGATGATCTTAGGTCCTCTATTGGTGTATCAACACGTCACTCTCGCAGAGATAACTTCAACACTTTGACTGGTACATTCAGAGGCCCTGAATCAAACTGGCAAGTAACTGACTACCCACAAGTATTCAACCAAGAATTCTTAGATGCAGATAATGGGGAAGAGTTAGTTGCAGATGTACCTCTAGCGTTTACAACTTCTTCTTTAGAAGCTAGTCGTTTAGGACTAATTGCCTTAGAAGGTAACAGACAACAACTAACTGTATCGGCTAGTTTTGGTCTAAGAACTCTTTCTTTAGGGGTAGGAGATAATGTAACTCTTACTCTACCAAGGTTTGATTGGGACAATAAAGAGTTTGAGGTTTTTAGTTGGTCTTTTGGTCTTGTTGGACAGGACTTACAAACTCAAATAATATTAAGAGAGACTGCTGAATCTGTATTTGATCAGACATATGATGGTGCTTTTTACGAGAGAGATAATACAACTTTACCTTCACCTTTTTATGTGCCTAATGTAGGTGTAACTCTATCTACTGCTCTTAGAAATACTAACCAAACAGTTGTTGCTGTACTTGATGTTGACCTATCAGCAGATTCTCCTTTTATAGATAAGTACGAAGTTGAGTATAAGTTAAGTTCTGACTCAGACTTTATTTCCCTTGGTACAGGTTCTGGTACTAACTACGAATTAATATATACATCTGATGATGATTTTGATATAAGAGCTAGAGCAGTAAATACACTTGGGGTAAGAGGTTCCTACACAACCATAAGTAATTATGGTGCTAGACCTTTTGCAAACCCACCTGCTGATGTAGAACAATTATCAGCTAACGTAAATCAAACAACAGTAGTATTATCTTGGAACCCTGTAGCTGACTTAGACTTAAGTCATTATGAAATTAGGTTTACTCGTGATGTACCTGCTGTGTGGTCTAACAGTGTCTTGCTTATAGATAAAGTAGCTAGGCCAGCTACAAGTGTTACTACAGCTTCTCAGTCTGGAACATACTTAATTAAGGCTGTAGATAAACTAGGAAACAAGTCAGTTAATGCTGTAGGTAATACTGTAGCTATTAGTGCATCAGATACTTTAAGTCTTAACCAAATACAAACTATTACAGAAAATCCTAACTTCTCAGGGACTAAGACTAACACTGCAATTGTAGAT